TTACTGCACGTAGGTGATCACGCTTAGGTGTGATGGACTCAAGAGCAATATCATACAAATCTTGATTTGTATATATTTTTCTAAAAGTTAGAGGTATGTTACAATCCCCACTTGCTATACGCAAGGCAAGTTTTGCAACATCAAAGTTACATTTCGTGATCTTATGACCACGATTGTAATATTTGTAAGTATCAACACTTGGTATATTACACAAGTGCTGGTACTCACCCTCCATCCATTTGTTATAAATGTATAACTCATCCTCTTCCCACGTGTCGTCGCTGAATGCTTCGGCAGGTAGGTAGCGGTCAATGCGCTCATTGAGTGCAAAGACCAAAGGATGGTTATTATTTATTTCCACCGGACTGATATGCTTTGGACCCGAAGAGACTTGTAATCTCTCGGTTAGTTTCCAGAATAAGTGTTTCCTAGCAATGTCTAGGACAGCTAACTGGTATGTTTCACCATACTCAATTAGTTGGCTTATCCATAGGCGTGTGTTACCCTCCAGTAATGGAGGCGCACCCGTCATGGCTTCTGGTAAACTTAGGATATCAGCTACCATCTTAGGTTCAGAAATGAATCCCTCTGATAGTAGTTTCTCCAAGGCCGGGCCGAGAATAGAATCCTCGTACCCTCTCGATCTGCATATCCTGACAAGTTCAAGAACTTGTTCAGGGTTACTCTTTAACCCACTCAAGAGATGGACTGGTAAACCAGTTACCTCTCCGTCGGGACTAAAGAGACGTTTAGCGAATTCAGCATAGCCGGATTCACTTACGGTGCATTTCGAAGTAGATATGGAAACACCTAGTCTCTGGATTGTCTGTATATATAACCTATATACATCCTCTCTAGAGTCTAGTGTATCATCACCCAGAATTAGGTACTTATATTCTTCGTACTTAACTCCGCACTTATGTGCGCACCATGCCTTAACAACATGGTGTGTGAAAGTTGATACCGCCCATGAGCTTAACAAGCCCATTGGGTTACCAACTTTATAGGTCACGTTACCATTCTTGTGGTAAAACTCCCTATGTGTTAATACCGTTCTCCATAGCTTACCTATTACGGCTCCGTATTTCGCGCTTACAACTTCAGTTTCCAATTCAATTGGGAATCTGTCGGTGAAAGCCGTCATATCGGAAGTGTATAGGTAAGATCCCATACCTTTTATAAGGTTTGGTATCTTATCTTGGTGAAACGTCACATCATTTGGTAGTCTATTTAATGCTTTCATAAAGGTATCATGGATACCTGAAAGACATACATTGGACCACCAATCTGCTATCGCAATAACACGTGTTTTACACGCCTTATCTGATAGTAGGACTAGTTTAGAGTGTTTAAACTCTCCACTAGGACTTTCATACTTATCCATATCAACCATAGCAAGATTATCTTTGATAAAATTGTTTATGGTTTGATATAGATCTTCATTACCTGGTTGCCTTAGGGCAGCAAGGTCTTGAAGACATGTAATACTAGCAGGACCGTTTGGACCCGCTTTATTACTAAGTATAAGTCTCGGATCAGAAAGTTCTGAAGGTAAAACCTTCATTACTTTAGGATTCGATCTGATGTAATCTGATATCTCCGCTAGCACATCTGTGCAAGCGTCTGTGTCAGAAGTAATAGTATCCACTAGGTATTCAGGTTCACACCTAAATTCCTCTATCAGTCTCATGACTGAAAGTGAATACATTACTTGTTCTCTGACTTTTCTATCTGGCTTAAGGAAGGCAATCGCCTTCGGGAAGTTCTCCTTATCTGCTTTGCAGAAAGGAACTCTTCTAACAGTCTGTCGTAAGACATACTGTTGCAGACAAAGCCTATACTCTTTGAGTATCTGCATTGTCCGCTTTTCACCTTTATGTTTTAAAAGGTGACTAACCAGATGACAGAATAAGTCTACATTACAAAACGAATGTTTCAAATGTAGAATGTTGATCACCGGCAGTAACTTCTTTATAGAAGTAACCCACTGGTCATTAACTTTACTATTTTTGATTGTCATAATTTGATTTATCAATTTATGATTGCGTTCGCACAAATA